GTGGTATTGTAGAGTATATCAACAGAAGTAACAGTAGAGCGATTATTCTCAACGACAAATTCGTCTGCAAAATCTTCAATTTCACTGCGTTGGGAGAGAGCAACAAAATCTTGGAGATAAGCGGAAGAGCTTGATTCTAAGAAAACACGTTCAAGAGCTTTAGTAATCCTGTGTTCAGTAAGGTGAGGGCAAGCAAGAGTGACAGTAGTTGGGGTTCTGAGAACTGTAGTACCTCTCTTGGGGCTAACAATTTGTTTAGCAATTGTCATATAGACATGACGAACTTCTTTGTAAGTAGTAGACATTCTTTTAAGGGACTCGAGGTTTTCAGCGGCAAGGTTTCGGATTAAACCAGCAACAATTCCATGGACAGGACAAATTCCGAAACCGCCGTGAGCTAGAGGAGCAATAAATTGGGAAATAGTAATGACATTGCTCAACATAACATTTTTACTCCAAGCAGAGACTTCAATTACACATCTGAGTATGTAAGCATAATAGACAAAACCAACATCAGCTCCAGATTCAGCAGCACCGACAGCCCATGAGGCACACTCTCTGAGGCGTTCCGGGAGGGTCATAACATCACCAGGTTTCTTTACAAAGAGCTTAACACAAGATTTGATTTCATCGTACAGCCTAGCCTTCCCGCAGTATTCGTAATTTAGGAAAGTAATATATCTATCAGATGGGTAGCTCTTAGAGAGTTTGAGTTCGTAACCGCAGAATAATTGGTTCTTAGAATACCCTTCGATGACTTTCTTCGCATCATCTTTATAAGACTCGCTGTTCACATCAGCTTGTATGAAACCATCATCAAGAAAAGTAAGAAGTCTAACAGCACCTTCGATAATTCTAGGACCACCAGTTTTGCCTCTGAGAATAGCAGTAGTATAGGCTTTAAGATTGATCATAAGATAAGTAAACCTCTTGCCAGACGCACCTTCTTTATTAGCTCCATTACTATGGTAAGTGCCTTTGAAACCCATGATGTTAGCAACAATAGTATCCTTCATGTCAATTGTTTCAATATTCTTAATCCAACTTTCATCAAAGATTTCTGCCCAAAAGTTAGCGCTATCTTGTTGTACTCTGACAGGCATATGGGGAGACCATTTAGAAATGTCATCGGATAGAAATATAGGAGCGATTTTTGCAGAACTCTCTTCCTCCATTTGGATTACATCAAGCATGATCTTTTTAATTTCAACAGATGATTTACCAACAGCATTGCCAGGGACAAATCTGAGGAACTCATGAACATTTTCTTCAAGTTCGGCCTTTAAGATCTTGTCTTTAAGATTATAAATGAAAAACCATCTACCATCTTCTTTGGCGCTCTCTACCTTCATTCCAACTCTAATAGGATGCTCAATTTCATCATTGTGGAAACTATACCTGTAATCGTTTAGATCTATGCGTTCAGTTGCAGTAATCATATGACCAATCTGATTGCTTTCTTCGAATTTATTGTAATCATCACTCAAATTAGCAGCGATAGTATCTCTAGCCATAGAAGTGTCTTTGAAATACATGAAATAATCAGTATCTCT